GTGAGCGACGTGGGGATGAAGGCGATCTTCGCGTTGGTACCGGTGAACGCGGCGGCGGCGGCGGCGTCCATCGAAAGCGACATCTGGTCCTTTAGGGCCTTCTGTGCCCCGTCGTTGGGCGAGAGCGTCGAGAGGTCCTCGGCGAGCGACGTGAACTCCACGCCGCGCCCCCATTCCTGGATGGTGATCGTGTACTTGCCCATCGTGAGCTGGTCGATGGGGATCCGGGTTTTTTCCTCAAGCGCGGCCGACGTGGGTTCCGTCAGGGGTTTGTAGTAGGGCATCGTGACGGTCTCGCCCATCTTCCTCCCGAAGGCGGTGATCTTCTTCGTGAAGGGAACGAATTTGAAATTCAGGGCGGCGAGCTTCAAAAGCTCCGCGCTCATCGCGTGGCTCTTGTAGACGCCGGTCGTGGCGTCGTATGTCCAAGTGAAGGTCTGGTTACTCATGGTCTGCTGACTCCTTTCTTAAAGTCGCCGCATCTCCATGACCGAATCCAGCGTCTCGGCTAGGCTCACGGGACCCCTGAGCGGTTCGCCTCCCCCCGGGGGGCGGAAGGCGCCGCTGCGGCCCATGGGCACGGCGGGCGACGGATTCGGCGGCGGTGCGGGTGGCAGCCCGGTCGCTTCCGCGACCGGCGGGTTTGCGGGTGGCGTCGGGGCGGCGGGATTCGCGATGCTCCGACGGTAATTGAGAGTGCGCTCGACGGCCCACCAGATCTGATCCTTCATCGGGATCTCCGTTCCGTCCTCGTTGACCGACGGGCTCTGCTCCGCATAGGACCAGAAAAGCGGGTCTCCCTTGGGGATCCCGAGGGCAGCCTGTTCCAGGACGCCTTCAACGAATTCCCGTGTGGTGAAGGTGGAAGCGGCGAGTGTCTCGCCCGTCTCATCCCCTTCTGCCGGCGTCCCGGTCGATCCGGGCGCGGGCATCCCCTCGGCGCGAGGGGCGGTGTCTGCGGAGGGCACCCAGCGGCGGACCGCCAGGTTGGCGCGTGTCCAACACGCCGCGGCCTTTTCGGTATAGTCAGGGTCGTCCGGTTCGAGGGCGTTGATCTCCTCAAGGGCCTGCTTATTCCGCGCGGTCGCAAACGTCGTGAATTGCTGATCTTCGGCCTCCGCGGCGGCTGCTTTCTTCACCGCGTTTTTCTCCGCCAACCGCGCCTCTTCCAGGGCCTTGATCCGGAGATCGGCCTTGGTTTTTTCGCTCTGGAGCAGGCGGTACGATTTGTCCGCCTCTTCCAGGGTCTTGAACCGGTAGTCGCCGCGGGGGGCGTCTGGCCCCTTCCCTGCGGGGTCCGGCGGCGCAACGGCCGGCGTCGCCGCGGCCGGGGGCTCGGGCGTCTGCCCTGGTCCTCCGATGATGACAGGCCCCGGATCATCGGCCGGCGGTTCGGCGGCTCCCGCGAATTCGGGGCGCCCATCCTCCATGATCCGATCGAGGTCGGGGGTGTTCTGCATTTCCTCTGTTTTTGTCTGGTCCATATATAACCTTCCTCCTTGACGGCGTGGTCCCGGTTCCCGGGGGCCGTGTATCCGCGTGTCCTTTGCGCCAAAAGACAAAAAGGGCGTACGGCATCTGCGGGCTGCGCAGCCGTACGCCCTTTTGTCTTTTTGGCTATGGTCCCTGTGATCAGCAGGGGCCGTCTCTATGTTCTGTTAAAGAGCCTGGCCCAGTTTCGTCTGGACGAGCCTTTTCATCGCATCCCGGCCGAGCCGGTCCCGATTTCCCATCTCCTGCAATATCTTCACATAGGCCGCGGCCTCGGGATCCGCAACAAGGACCTGCTCGATCCGCGCCTGGAGTTTGTCGGTAATCAGCGCGATCAGGACCCGCCCCGCATCGCTCCGGAGCAGCCCGGCCATCTCGGCCTGGCGCACTAGACCCGCCTCGTCGGCCGCCTTGCGCTCCTCCGCGGCCGCCTTCATCTGGACGACCACCGGCTTCCCGGTGACGATGTCGATCTCCGCACCCTTAACCTGCATTGGGACCTCCCGGCGGCGGTTGCATCTCGGCCGCCCTGGCCTGCTTGATCTTCAATACCGCGTCGAGCGACTTGATCATCGCGTCGAGCTTGGTAATCTCGTTCTTGGCGGCGGCGCCCTGCTCCTGGGCCTTCGAGGCCCGGATCTTAATCATCGCGTCGAGCGCGGCCTGCGTCTCGGCCAGCTCCTGCTCCTTGGCGTCCGCTGCCTGGTCGGCTTTGCCCCGCTCGGCCTCAGCCGCGAGGATGTTCTTCGCCTCCTCCTCGGTGACAAAAATCCCTTCATCCTTGATGTTCACCCGCTCCTCGATCGCCTTGAGGATCTCGTAGGGCTTGATATAGGGGGCGAACCGCGGGTTCGTGGCCAGAGGGATGACGAGGTTTTTCAGCGTCTGCATGACCTCGTTTTCCTTCATCAGCGACTGGATCCCGCTGACGTGGAACGACCCGTCCATCGACGGGATGCCGGCGGGCTTCCCCGTGCCGGTGTCGATGGTGATCCCGTATTTCGTGAGCTCTTCTTCATCGAACATCACCCGCAGGTCATCGATCGTGATCGCCTCGCCGATCAGGTCGGCGGCGGCCATAATGGCCGTGATCGCCCCGTATTCGATATTCTCGCCCATGAGCGAAAACACGCCAAGCGCCTGGTCGAGATTCTGCGCCGCCTCGCGGAACGTCATATCCTGCCGGTAGCCGGGGAGCCCCTGGACGGCGTCGTTGACCATCGTCCCGCGCTGGTAGTTCTGGTCGTGGTACTGCATGTTGGCCAGGACTTCGTTCGTGATGCTCCGGCGATCGACCGTCCGGATCACCTGGTTCCCGGCGATCGACTCCTTGACCTGGTATTCCTTTCCGGGCCAGGTCTCGGCGTCATCGGGGTTCACCAGGAGGTCCGAGATGATCTCGACCATGGGGTTGACCAGCCAGGCGAGGTTGTCCGAGTGGAGACACATCAGATTGCACATCGCCTCCCAAATCGAGATGACCCCTTCCAGGAGGCCGCGGCCGTTGAACGTCAATAGATCGGGAAGCGGTGAAAAAGCGATCCCGGGCCAGCGGATATGCGGGTATTTCACCGCCTTGGGCGGTGCGATGATCCGCCCTCCGGCGTCGGTGAAGGTCGCCGAGGGGAGAAGGACGTTGCCCTGTTTGTCCAGGACAATCCCCCAATACTCCGACGTGAGGATCATGCTGCGGTACCCCGACCGCTCCCATATCATCGCCTTGCGGGCGGCGATCGCCTCCTTGGTCAGGAACGGGTTGTTCGGGTCCTCGCCGGTGAGACTCTTGACCTGTTCGACACCGCGGTACTGTCCCTTTTTCTGGCCTTCGAGCAGGACGAAATAGTCGAGCCATTCCTGATGAACCCAGTACATCCCCGACTGGCAATCGCGCGGCATCGCGTCGGGGTCGCGGTGTATCTTCCAGGGCTCGATCAGGACAAACTCCAGCCCCCGGCCGGGGAGATAGCGGGCGATCATCTCCATGCTCGTTCCGACGGCGAGCCCCATGGTCGTCGCGTCGGTGAACCGCAGGCCAAACTGGGCGTGCTGCTCGTTGAGCTGGACGTCCAGGAGCCGCTTCCAGAATTCCCCCGCCAGTTTGTTTCTCGTATTGGTCACAGTGAGAAATTTTGGGGTAAATGCCTTTTTGACGGCGCTCGCGCCATACTGGACCGAGGCAAAGGGACGGGGAACGACGATCCGACTCTGCCAGTCCGACTTCTTCTGGTATATGACCGGCTCGTCCTCTTTATAGACCCGGTAGCAATGGCTCTGGATCTCCCGGATCCCCTCCATCGCCGCGACCGAGGTCTTGATGCAGTCGGCCAGGTAGTCGGTGAAATGCTTCTCGTCCTCGCCGAAGTACGCCTGGGCGGCCTGCTCGCGCTCGGCCAGCTCCTGCTCGTCGATGAGCCCGGCGCCGTTTTTCGCGGCCTCCTCTTGCTGCCGGATCTCCGCGGCGCGCTTGAGCATCTCCTCGGCTGGATCTGCGATCATCTCTGGTAGAGCCATTTCAAGATCCCTCTCGTTACAACCCCGCGCCCGGCGCGTTGGGAAATATCGTGTCGAAGTTTCGGCGAAAAGACCCGGACGCCACGACGCTCAAGTCGCTTCCCGCGCAGGAGCACCCGGGGCCGCAGACATGGCCGTCGGGCT